GGCAATGGCTAGAGCGAGAAAGGCGACTGACCAATCAGCGCGGCGTACCAGGCAGCGTAAGACTGACCCATTAGAGGGGCTGAACCTGGATTTCAGCGAAAGCCCAGTGGTCTGGGATTTCCTAAACGACAACAGCTTTGTGCGTGGATTGCTGGGTCCGGTTGGTTCGGGCAAGACATACGCCAGCCTGGCAGAGGTGATGCTGCGTGCTGTGAAGCAGCCAGCATCGCCGGTAGACAATGTGCGGTACACGCGGTTCGCGGTTATTCGTAACAGCTACCCGGAACTGCGCACCACCACGATTAAGACCTGGCAGGAAATCTTCCCTGAGAACACTTGGGGACAGATGCGTTGGTCGCCGCCTATCACGCACCACATCCAGCTCCCGCCGCGTGATGGCGCGCCGGGGCTGGACTGTGAGGTGATATTCCTGGCACTGGACCAGCCAAAGGATGTGCGGAAGCTGCTCTCCCTGGAATTGACCGGCGGTTTCATTGATGAGGCGCGAGAGTTACCGAAGGCGGTAGTCGATGGACTGACATCGCGTGTCGGTCGTTACCCCACCAAGAAACATGGCGGCTGCCCCTGGCGTGGTGTTTGGATGTCTACCAACCCGATGGACTCGGACCACTGGTGGCCCAACCTGGCTGAGAAGAACCCAATACGCGGTAAGTACCCCTGGAAGTTTTACAAGCAGCCAGGTGGCGTGGTCGAGGGAACCAAAGAGCATGAGGACCACATCTTTGCAGCGGGTAAGTATTGGATAAACAACCCGAAGGCTGAGAACGTCAACAACCTACCGCCTGGCTACTATGAGCAGCAGCTCGCCGGCAAAACCCTGGACTGGATTCAATGCTACGCGGGTGCGCAGTATGTCTACGTCCAGGATGGTAAAGCGGTATGGCCTGAGTTCAGCGACAGCCTGATGTCAGCTGATGTCGAGATTGAGCCTGGTTGGCCTGTCCACATCGGCCTCGACTTTGGTTTGACCCCGGCAGCTGTGTTTGGGCAGCGAATGAGAAATGGTCGCTGGCACGTTGTGCATGAGCTGGTTGCATTCGACATGGGCCTGGAAAGGTTCTGTCACCAGCTCATGCAGGAAATCAACACGATGTTTCCCAAGTGCGAGGTGCTCATCTGGGGTGACCCAGCTGGTCAAAAGCGTGATGAGATTTTCGAGGTGACCGCTTTTGAGCACATGAGAACCCTGGGTCTGCGTGCGCAGCCTACGGCATCTAACGATTTCATGGTTCGCCGCGAAGCAGGCGCGGCTCCCATGAATCGTCTGATTGACGGTAAGCCTGGTCTGATTGTGAACCGCAGCTGTACCAGGACCAGGAAAAGCCTGGCAGGCGGCTATCACTTCAAACGAGTCGCTATGGGTGCAGGCCAGGAGCGGTTCAAAGACACGCCAAACAAGAACGAGCATTCCCACGTTGGCGATGCCTATGGCTACTTAATGATGGGCAGCGAGCACCGGAATATGACCAGGAACAGTCACTACAGTCGCCGCAGTGGACCGATTATGGCTAAGGTGGATTTTGATGTTTTCTAGTAACAGCAAGGTCAAGTTCATCCCTTTTCATTGGGCGCATCCACATCACATGGATTTGCGCCCATTTGAGAGGGAGCACTTTGACCTGGTGCCAAACTATGACGAGCAGCTGAAATGGAATGCCATGCAACCGCATTCATACACCGCATTGTATGAAGGCAAGATGGCCTGCTGTTTCGGTTTCAATCAATTATGGAGCGGTGTCGCAGAGGGCTGGCTGCTCACAACCTATCTAGTTGAGAGCAACCCGATATCGCTAACCAGGGGTGCATTCCGCGTATTTAATCACGTTGCTAGCGAACTGCAATTACATCGATTGCAGTTAGTGGTCGATGGGCGAAATGAGCTTGCCATACGCTGGGCAAATGCTCTAAGGTTCAAAGAAGAAGGCTGCCTGGTCGGGTACGGTCCAGACGGCTCCAACCACTATATGTTTGCGAGGCAATATGAGCGGACTATTCGGCGGAACCCCAAAACCACCACCCCCTGACCCAAAAATTCAAGAGGCCCAGGATAGACAGGAAGCTCGCCTGCAATCACAGGAAGAGCAGAAGATGCGGCAGATTGCCGCGCAACAACGCGCTCGCAGGATTGGTGGGCAGCGTATGCTCCTCAGTTCTGAGCGCGAAGTCCCACAGCTGGGTGTCACCGGCAAGAAAACTTTAGGAGGTTAAGATGGGCGGTATCTTTGGAGGAGGTCGCAGTAAGCCTGCGCCAGCACCTAAGCCAGAACCAGTTCCAGAGCCGGTAAAAAAAGAGCCGGTTAAATCAACACGCGATGAACGCCTCGATGCTTCACGCCGCAGACGGCGTGCAGCTGGTCGGCGTTCTCTATTGGGTGGCGGTCGTTTAGAAAGCGGCGAGCAGAACACATTAGGGAGCGAATAATGCCAAAGGTTATTTCTAAAGACGGCAAGAGCCGTCACTTCTCCTACTCGAAAAAGGGTATGGAAGCTGCAAAAGAGTACGCCAAGCAAACTGGTGGTCGTATGGAAAAGGGCAGCATGAAGACGGCAATGGCCAAAAAGAAAAAGTCATATGGCGCGTAAGTTTGCCAAAGTCCCAAAGGATAAGAGTGGGCTGCCACGGAAGTATGTAGCCGGCTCTTCTAATCCTGGAAAGACACGCGCTGAGATACAGCGCACGCGCAGACTATACAAGCGAGGCCTGCTAACGCCGGCCATGATGGACAAGATAAGCGAGCAGAGGAGCAAGACCTGATGGCCAAGTTTGACATCATCCCTGGTGCTAGCCGGTTCGACAAGGACAAGCTGAACAAAGTCTACCGCCGTGGGCTGGGTGCATACTACTCATCAGGCAGCCGTCCCAAAGTATCAGCCCACCAGTGGGCGATGGGTCGGGTGAAGTCTCTTGTCTCTGGTAAAGGCGGAGCGCGTAAAGCGGACGCAGATATCTTGAAGGGCAAGAAAGAGAATGCGTAAAGAGCATAAGAACCCGAAGGGTGGTCTGACAGAGGCGGGTCGCAAGTACTTCAAAAAGAAGGAAGGCGCGAACCTGAAGGCACCTGTAAAGAGCGGCACCAATCCGCGCCGGGTATCTTTTGCTGCCAGGTTCGCCGGCATGAAAGGCCCAGAAAAGAAACCTGATGGCACTCCGACCAGGCTAGGTCTCGCTCTGCGAGCCTGGGGCTTTAGGTCAAAGGATAGTGCCAGGAACTTTGCGAACAGGAACAAAAAGGCATGATGACTCCATCCCAAATTATTAAGCGTCATGAGCTGGCGCAACGCCGCAAGGATAACTGGCGGCAGATATATGAAGACTGCTATGAGTTCGCGCTGCCACAGCGCAACTTGTATGACGGCTTCTATGAGGGCGGGAACGCACCAGGCCAAAACAAGATGGCTCGCGTGTTCGACAGTACCGCTATCAACAGCACCCAACGATTTGCCAACCGCATCCAATCTGGTCTCTTTCCTCCCCAGGGTCAGTGGTGCCGGTTGGAGCCTGGCAGCGAGATTCCAGAGGAACGCCGCATCGAAGTCCAGCAAGTGCTCGATATGTACGCTGACAAGATGTATGACCTATTGCGTCAGACAAACTTTGACCTGGCGATGGGTGAGTTTCTCCTGGACCTCGCTGTCGGCACAGCTGTTATGCTAGTCGAGGAAGGCGATGAAACAACACCGCTGCGCTTTACACCTGTGCCGCAATACCTGGTGTGTATTGAGGAAGGTGCGCATGGCAAGGTAGACAACGTCTACCGCCGCCTGCGCATGAAAGCTGAAGCAATCACGCAGCAATGGCCTGACGCTGAGCTGACTGACAAACTCAAGCGCATGATTGAAGACAAGCCAACCGAAGAGGTTGAGCTGATTGATGCGACAGTCCTGGACCCAGAGACAGGTGAGTTTAACTATTACCTGGTTGAGAAGGAGGGCAAAGCGCAGCTGCTAATGCGCACGCTGAAATCTAGCCCCTGGATTGTTGCGCGATACATGAAAGTCGCTGGTGAGGTGTATGGTCGTGGGCCGCTGGTCACTGCC